TGATACGCGCCTGAAGCGGTGCTGTTCGGATTCTTGGCTTGGTAGTTGCCGCCAGATTCGTGCCTGCGAACACAAGCAAGGAAACCGCCAGGAGGCGTGTGCGCTTGCACGACAGGTTCCGCTTGTGATTGCAGATGTGCTTTGACTGCGGCCTGTTCGGTCGGGTTCATCGTGTTATAGAGAGCTATCTGCTCTGGAGTGCAAGCAAAACTTGACAGACCCGCTAGGATCACGATTGCGGCAATGGATACGGACTTGAGATTTGGCCTCATGTCTACTCGCTTTCAGTTGTCGGTTAGATACGCGACAGCCACCCGTTTTGGATGAGCGGGTGGCTGTTGAGTCTCAAGGCTACGCGCACATGTAGACACATTGCAATCATTCCGTAACATTAGGAAAAATGTCTCTAAGGACATTCACCAGTAAAGCTGATGGCACCGGCCTATCGGATGCTGCATCTTCAGCAGATGCTACCCACGGGCAATCAGGGAGACATTCATCTTCTGGCCCGACCCCGCATTCATCGCAGCCACGCATATCACCCGAGTACACTTCCGCTTCCATATCACTCACAGGACTCTCCCTTGGTTCAAGTTCGTACACGTTCTAACAGATTACCTAGACACGAAATCACCTCACCGAGTGTCGGCAAAGAATCGTTCAAGCTGACATGCCCACGATGCGGTTGGCCTTGCCGCCATATCAACCCGGTGTACTGGCCTTCCGAATGGAATCAGTACGGGGGGATCTGCGGGCAATGCGCTCAGGAAGCAGCATCACGTTTCGATGCAACGGAATGGCCCAAAGCTGAGTAATCTGTTCCGATGACTACAGCGCTGGAAAAGAAGGGGTGGACAGTGAGGTGCAATAGGTGCAAGCGCAGCGCGCCTGTAGCTGCACCTGCTGCCGCTGAAGCACTTAAGGAAGCTACCGCCCTTTATGGCTGGGAGCGTCAGCGCCCTGGCGTGGATGACATCTGTCCTGATTGCTTCCTAAAGCTCTAGTTCATTCTGGGCCGCAGCTTCACGCAGTGCTTCAGCGTGTTCTGCCGCAGCTTGCGCTTCCTGCCACGCTTGTTCTTTGACTGCTCCAGCAGGGCAGCAAGGTCTTTGCGTGACAGCGACCGTTGCGATGCCGGTGCAGACATGACCGAGTTGCGTCATGCACTGCCAGCCGCTCCCAGTTGCAGTGTTATTGCCTATTAGTTCCTGAGTGAAGATCATGTCTATGATCCTACTACACATGATGGTCTGTAGCGCAAGGGCATACAGCAAAGATTTTATTTTATTCAAGTCGATTGCCGTCCACACCTAACTGTAGTGTCATCTACGTCAGGCAAGCAGTTGGTTATCATCGGGACCAAAGCTTGGCAGTAACCGATGGTGCCGCACGGGAGGGCAAGACATCCGCATGGGAGATACCGAGACTCCCCCTTTGATTATGTTTGTCCGTGAGCCCTTAGTTGTAGAAATCATTTATTGGAACGCTCCGGCCACCGCCCTGGCCGTTGAGCCAGTCTCGGCACCGCCACTCTCACTCTTTACCCGGCGGTGCCGAGGCGAACCTCTCTAGCAGGAAAGGAATTAGAATGAGCTTCCTAGAACAAACCACCATTCAGCGAAACGATGCAGAGGATGCGGCAGCGGCAGCAGAGCTTGACCTTGAATCACTCGGAGAGTATTCCGGTCGGGCAATGTACGGCGAAGTGTGCTTCGGAATACGCGTTGACCAAGTGGGGCAAGCCGCAGCATTCTTGATTGCTCTCGCCGTTGAGGTCAGCGAGTCTTTCGCCTACGAACTTTGCGATGACTGGCACCAAGACAGCCTTGGCATCGGTCAGATCGTTTACTTCCCCCACTTCAGGCTAGAGGACGAGTCGTGAGCGAATTACAAGAACTACTCACACTGCTCCGCAATCTCCCAGAGGTTGCGGACTTGCAGTTTGCAGTCAGGGAACTATCTGCCGCAGGTTGGGACGAGGATGAAGCTGACCGGCGCAACAGTGAGTGCTACCGGCGCTCAGATGAACTGCGGCATCGTCTTGACTCACTCGGCATCCGTTCGCATTCCGAGTGGGGCGAAGGTAACTCGTGGTCTGTATTCCTTGAGACAAATGACCGCACCATGAACGGTTCACCGCTGCCAGGCCCCGTCATTGCGGACTGCCGGCAGACTACCTAAAAGATTATTGTAAATAGTCTTGACGGCTACAGTTGACTCATGGTTAGATGTAGTCACACCCGCTACAAAGGAGAGACATGACAGATACAGACACAATGATCGACACCGATCAGGAGCAGTACCGAGAGGCACTATCCGATGACATCTTTGCTTGCGCACAACTTGTTATCCAAGGAGTTGTTCCGTTCGTTCCAACGGTAGAACAAGGACGTTACCCATCCGGTGAGTACGCCAAGCTTGACCCAACGGAACACGTTGAGCTTGATGACTTGGACGAAGCTACCGAGCAGTGGGCAGCAGGTCTTGGACTGGACATCGACACTTTCCTCGGCAGTCTGCCAGACACTCGCACCTCCTATGGGCGCTGGTTGGCTCGCAAGGCTCATCGTGAGTTCTTCGTCAAGTACTGGACTGACCGGCTCGCACTGATCCGCCTGGACCCAACTCGCCTTGACGATGCAGAAAACGCCTTGCGGCAACTGATTTTACACTGCGAACAGCTTGCAGTGTTCTTGGAAGACTCAACAGAAGAAGTAGCATGAACATGCCCAGCGCAGCCAACCCACCAGACAATCTCAAAGACTTTCTCAGCGAGACATTCGAGGATTTCCATGCTCGGATGCACGGCTATCAGTCATTCCCTGATTACCTCTGCGAGTACCTGATCGTGACGTACCGTGAGAACGGCCTGCCTGAACTGGCTCGCCAAATGGACATCGAAATGTGTGCGGACAATATCGAAAAGTACGGGAATGACCCATTCAACCCAACTCTTTACCCAACCGACTACAAGAAGGCAGCTACAAATGTGTGAAGGACGAAACAACACCTGCAAGGCTCCCTGGACAAACACAACTCTGTCCGACCACCGATTCTGCACAGGGTGCCGGATCGAACATGATTCGTTCATGGCAGCGGGACTCGGCAAGCGCGCTATCGCAGGGGACTGGTATCTGATCCCCGAAGCACTCGGTTTGCTTGATGAGGTTCGCAAGTTTGCTGCCATGCTGGAAAGCGAAATCCGTCAAGCCGATCTTGAGTCAGACGGCCACCTCGATCCAGAGGCACATGAAGATGACTTCGCCATTGGCGATGAGGCTTTCTACAACCTCAGCGCAACCGAACATGGCATTGTTCGGGTCATCGGCAAACGCTCAACCGATAACGGTGTTGAGTACAACACTCTTTCCGAATACGGCATGGAGCGTTGGGTCCGTTGGTCCAAGCTGACCGAATTGGTTACAGCGTGATTGACGCAGCAGAAGTATCCGCAGAAACGTGGCGGCAGACTCTCCGAGATTGCCTCAGCGTCAGAAGCTGCGATCATTGGTGACCTTGACGAACCGCTAGAGGTTGACGGCCAATGGTGGCGCACTAAGCGCAAGGCCAGTCGCAAAGGTTGGGACAAGGAAGGTCTGCGAATCGCAATCAACAGTCAAGCGTTCGCTGATCGCATAGATGTCGATGAGTCCACCGGCGAGATTCTTGCTTCCCGTCCTGCAACTGCACGAGAGGTAGCAGAAACTATCTGGCAGGCCACGGACGTAGCGACGGGCAGGACGAAGGTGCTGCGAACAGAGTTCGGGCTAGACCTAGACGAATATGCGGAGACTGAGTGGTCCACGATCCTCGAGCCATGCGAACTTTCAGAAATCAACCCCGACATAGTGAGCAGTGAAGGAAAGACCAATCATGGCTAATCGAAGTGCTGGAATACCTGCCAATCTATCCCGACTGACCTACCCCACCTATCTGGTCTTGCTGAACATTCTCAACAACAACGAGATTTCCGATGATGAAGCAAAGGCGATGGTCAGAACAATCATCGAAGCCACCTTCCCACCCGACGTAGACTCGAGCAAGGTCAACTTCGACAAGCTGTTCTACGACCTGCGGATCGCCTTCAGAGATGAAACCGACGAGTAGGTGACAACGCCGCCGTTTTACACTGTCCTGCTCGGTGACTGCATCACCGCAGCAGCCCTGGAGCCAAAGCCCCAACTTGTCTACATCGACCCCCCGTACAATACGGGGCGACGCTTCACTGAAGAATGGATAGATAGTTGGCCGACCACGGCAGCATTCATGGAATGGTTGCAGCCTCGGCTCGAGGCTTGTTGGGAGTCACTCACCCCCAATGGGAACATGATCGTCCATATCGACTGGCGAACCTCGCACTACGTCAAAGTCCTAATGGACGAGATGTTCGGAGAAGCAAACTTCAAGAATGAAATCGTCTGGGCCTACAGGTCCGGTGGAGCATCGAAGCGACACCTGTCGAGAAAGCACGACACGCTGTTGTGGTATGCCAAGGGCAAGGACTACACCTTCAATACGAAGCGAGTTCCCTACGCACCAGGCACCGATGTCAGCAAACCTGGATTCCATCCTGACGGCAAACTCATGACCGATGTTTGGGAAATCTCTTTCCTGTCAACAAGTTCCCATGAGCGAACCGGCTACCCAACCCAGAAACCCTTGACGCTCATGCAGCGCATCGTTGAGATGTTCAGCAATGAAGGTGACATCATCTTCGACGGGTTCTGCGGGTCTGGAAGTACAGGTGTCGCTGCGAAACTTCTGGGCAGGTCGTGTTTCCTCATGGATATAAACCCTGTTGCGGTCTATACCGCTGCAAGACGGGTGGCAGCTACCTCGCCATATGCGCCCCTAATCGAATCTAGTGATTCACAAACGAACACTAGGGAAGTTCCAGCAACTTCCCCTATAAAGATCAACCTATTCAACCAAGGAGAATGAAATGTCAGTAGACCCTCAGCCAGAGCAACGCAGCCTGCTCAATCCAGAGTTGTCCACTCAGAAGTACTTTATGATTCGCCACAGGGCTTCAGACGGCACAGAAACCGATGAAGCCTTGGGTTACGAGACTGACATTGCGACAGCTCTCAAGTCGGCCATCGAATGGGCTGGAGTCTTCGGCACGGAAATCATCGGTATCTGCGAAGCGCCGGTGCAACCATGACTAGCATGATTCAATGACGAAACTTCGATTCAGCCCAGCAGATATTGAGATGCTCAAATCCACCGCCATACTCATGGTTGGCTTTGGGTGGGACGAAGATGTTATCTCTCGAGCAATGGCTAGTAGCGTCGGCTTGGAATGGGAAGATTTCACGATGCCTGAGCGCGACTACGCACTTAGGCTCATCCGAGGAACCATAACCATCTAGGACTACAACCGAAAAGCGGGGAGAGGGTCTGGCTTATCGCCAAAATCTTCGATCTGCGCGCCACGCACAATGCGACCAGTGCGATTGCATGTCAGGTCGTAAACAAACCTGCCGTCCAGCATCCAACACCTGGCAAGAGTATGAGTCTCCCCTTCGTACTGGAAGCGCTCACCGATCTTGGGCATTCTGTAATCTGTTCGACCCATTGTTGTTAGCCGTTACGACCGCAAACGCTGAGAGATCATGTCAGCAGTAGCCGTGGCGTTAGCCTCAGCAGTCGGGGCCGCAGCACCGCCACTCACAACAATCGGGTTTACCGTTTTGTTGGCTGTAAGCGTATTGAAAGTTGAAAGAGCTACGTCCTGCACCTTTGCGCCAAAGAAGACCAGCAGTTGCAGTTCCTCTGGCGAAATCCAGCGCCGGTTGAAATCGTCAATCACTTCGATACGCCCGTGGTTGGGGTCGCCCGGTTGATTTACTCTTAGATAACTGCTCGCCATTTCATCCTCCGGTGTTGGAATTGGTTGTGACCCACCCGCTATGCCTGTAGCAATCTCTGCGGGGCTCGCGACAATCTCATAGTGCATCGCGTCTTTGTTGCCGGAGTAGTTACCACCCCAGCGGAACACGCCGACCCCGTTGTTCGTGCGGATCGCCAGAATCTCATCGACCATGCCACGAGGCATATCAGTAATCAGAACAGGTCCATACGGGTTCTGCTGCCAGTTGATGTCGGCTGCAATCCCATAGGCGTGCAGCGAGTAGCCGGTGCCGCCAGTAATGGTCCGGCAGTTGTAAGCGCCGCAATCGGGAGGGGTCGCACGGTAGTTCCACTTCACTAGAACAGCATTGAGAGCAAGCCAGGCATCGACAGTCGAAGCCCGCACACT